GATCTAACAACTCTGCCATCACGGGTTTACCGCTCATTAGTATTTCATTTTCTTTCTTGATGAGCAATATTTCATTCATGTCGCCTTCATACATGGTATCGATGTTACCAGTATTAATGACTTCAAAATACTCTTTGGGATTTCTAATGAGTCCCATTTGGAGCATTTGTTCTGCCATTTGAACACGACCTGCGGTAGTACGAGCAAGCGGGTTACCAACGCTTACGATAACACGATTGATAGCTCCGACTTCTTCGCCAGTAAATTGCTTTAAGAAAGACCTGTTATTCTTCCCGACGAGAGCTACAGTCTTAGGAGTCTTAGCGTAATCTTTTAAGATGTTAATGAGGCTAGTACCAACATCTTCAATGAGCTTTACATAGTTTTGCTGAAGCCCAGAGATAAACTGTAACGACATTGACTGCACAAGAGCCAATGCAGTACCAGACTTAAGCGATGCTTCAGGGTTACCACGAGTTACTGAGTTAACTCCCGAGATGGTTTCCATGCTTTGTACAATCATTTGTAGAAAGTTGAAGACTTCTGGAGGAGTTTGAGTGAGGTTAAGCGGTTCGGGTTTGGCGTTACCCTCAAGAATGTTCAATGCACCTTCGAGAGAGTTAATGTCCAAGTCAGCGCCACGAGGTACAAACAAGTTCTGTACGCCGAATGCTGACTGGTTGGTCATAATCGTGCTATACAAAGAGTTTGCTGCCTCTTGCAGGGGGAAAATGTCGAACATTGGGCTGTATCCGTATGGAGTTCCCATGTATTCCCCTGCGCTAATGCGATAGACAGGGATATCACGATAAGGAAGAGGAAGATCTAGCAATACAAGATCATCATCCAAGAACATTACATAGCGGCCTTCAGGTAATGCCTCGCTGCGCTTGTGAAAAAACTCATATACGGGGATATCGTCAGTATTGTCGTTAGAAAATACAGAAAGACGGTATTGAGATGCGTAGTTTTTGGTCTGCATCCGACTAATCTTATCGGCAAGCTCCGGATATTTAGCCATAAGATTAAACTTATTTTGGAATGTCCTTACCATTACCCATTCGTGATCCCAAGTTTCCTTAGTGCCATCAAATACTACGTCGAATGGCGAAAGATTGCTGAACTCCAGCTCTCCTTCAAAGTTTTTCTCGCCAGTTTCCGGATCAAAATCGTAAAGTTCTCCAGCGGTAGCGTTCCACTCCATGCGGATAAACCCGGCTCCAAGAACGATAGCCATCTCCACAGCTCGACGAATGGTATCTTCTAGCTTCTTCTCCCTCATGTAGTAATCAAGAATGCCGTTAGCTAGATACGTCTGAGAAAGAGACTTATAGTCCGTGTTTACAGCTCTTGCTTCCATCGTAGGACGGTTAGCCGTAATCATATTAAGCATATGTTGAGCGATGTTACGGAAATGGTTAACAGGAAGACCTACAAGTTCTCCCTCTTCGCCCATAAACGATACACGGTGGGAGTCACCAGCGATGGTAGCGTTATATTGACCGTGATAGAACAGCCACATCCGAACAAGGTTGTCCAGATAGTAGTTCATAGTAAGGATATTGTAGAATGACGAAGCTTTATTTAGACAAATATTCGCCAATCGTTCTGCATCTTCAGTTGCGAAATATTTCTCTAATGAGCTTTTGTCGTCATTAATATTTAGAGGATCTGCCATTTTTATTGCCCTTCATGTTTAAGATGGTTCTATAAACATTCTCTTTTTCTATAGTCTTAGTTGTTAAATTATTGAACATATCCTCACTACGATAATTCATTCCGTATTGTTTTGGATATGGATTCCGTTTAAAATCAATGGCTTTGACCAAATAGGCACAAGCATCCACTGCGTCATAATGCGACCCTTGTGGGCATCTCGCAAAGGTATCTTTACCGGTAGTGGAAGCCCATTTAGCGTTCTTTAAATGACGGATAAGAGTAACACATTTAGGGTTAATAGCTAATTTATTGCTATTTATTACCATTCTAAGGTTATTAATATTGGCGTGTTTTGTTTCTTTTTGCGCCAATTCAAAATGTATTTGATAATTCGAGGCTCTTTTTATCTCATTGATGGCAATAAGATTATGGTCACTAACCCGCTTCCTTGGCTTTATTAATTCGCCACTTATGGGATTGGTCCAGAGTTCCTTTTCTTTAGCTAATATTTGTTGACCAAGTTTGTCAAGATACATATTTGTTCCATATGTGACAATCTCGTCCTGTATCACCACTTTATCACTTCTAAAGTCGTAATAAGCAAATAATACCACGGTCCAGTCTTTGTACCCCAAGTCCATTGCGACATATGCGTCATAGAACGGAGGAACTTGCATTTCCAATACAATTTCAGGAATTTTTTCGTCCGTAAACTCAGGCACTACTGAGTTATTTTTGGACTTTATCATTTTGCAATAAAGCTCTCGCTGAGTAGACTCGCTATTGACTCCACCTAGTTCTTCGATAAGCTTTAACTTTTCTTCCCTGTCAATACGAGGGTTGTCGTCAATAGTTTTTACAACGATAGAACCTCTAGCCTCTGCTTCCTCAATGAAGTCAACAAAATCATGCTCCATATCTTCCGGTGGAGTGGATGCGAGAAGGATTTTACCCTTAGTAATAAGAGTGGTGGGAAGTAGGATATCTTTTACGCAATATCTTAGATCAGTACAGCTACCTGCCTCGTCTACAATAGCGAGATCGGAGTCTCCCCCTCTTAGTCGTTCAGCAGATCCGCCATCAGTACCGGAAAGCTGAAGTTCCGAACCATTAGGGAAATAAAAAATGTTGTCTTTGGCTCTGTATTCAGGGCGCATATCATCGGGACATGACTCCAAAACCTTACGCATTAGCGGACGAATAATGAGGTTAACCTGTACCCTAGTGGGAGCCAAAAATTTTACAATGGCTCCGGGTTTTTTTAAGCAAGTCTCGATGGCAAGTACACAAAGAGCGTAAGATTTACCGCTACGGCGAGCTAAAAGCCATGTTTGTACACGGTAGTCGGTGTTATAATACAAATCATACAATTGCTTCTGATTTGCATCAAGCAACCAAGACAAGTGACCCCTTCTCCATAGGGCTTCTCGTGCTAATTTTGCGTCAACTTTGGGTTTCTGCGCTGCCATTTGTGCCTTCCACTAGCTTTAATAATTCAGCATCTGACATTTTTTGCACATTAATGTCGGAAGTTTTAGTGTTCTTCTTTATATTCTCTAACACTTCGCTAAATATTGCAAATTTTTTCGCTTCTTCAAAAGTAAGCTCACGAGTTACAGCTTTATCTTTAAGAATAGTTATTTGAGTTTCGCAAATAAGTTGTTCATTGCTTACTCCCAATCCATCGAAAGTCAGGGAAGGTAAGTTAGACTCAAGCATGGATTGCATACCGGCCTTTTCTTCTTCCAATTTCTTTATTTGTTTCTTTAATTCCAGAATAGACTTAAACTGACTATCGCTGTAGCTCTGTAATTCGTTAAATGATTTTTCTAAGTCTGCAACATCTTTCATAACTCATCCTTATCCTTGGATTTTTTATTTAATAATTCTTTAATTTGATCAAATGATAAACCTGTGGGAGCTTCTTCCGCTAATTTCTTTTCGTTCTCATCGAATATTTTTTGATTGGCCCTTTCTCGTGCCTTATCAAAGTAATCTTTCGGTTGATTACGAAGAGCTTCACGCTCTGCCTGAGCTGCCTCCATTTCAGGAGCCTTTACACCACTACGTTTAGTTGCGAGCTTAATGCGATCAAGAAGCGACATATCGTCAGGAAGATTTGGTCCCTTCTTTTTGATGGTAGCTAACATGGCAGGTATTCCCTTTAATGCACCCTTAGCTAACATAGGAGCTTCAGATACAAAATCTATAGGACTCATTTCAGATTCTTCTGCTCCGCCACCCATCATGCCTTGGTATACAGGCTTCTCCATAGAAGGATCGACATAAGAAGGACGAAAACGAGGATCTGGATACAATTGATCCGACCTAGTATAAAGGCGACGAGGATCAGCAAGCTTAGCCTTTTCTTCGGCTAATGCTTCATACGCTTGTCTTAAATCTGGATCTATTTCTTTAGGCATATATTTAAAGTTTTGGTTTAGGAGCAAGCAATGAAAATCTATCTTTTTCTTTTATCAAATTTTCTATGTTAGGAAATTTTTTAGCTTTATACATTTCTATAATAGCATTTTCTGATAACGTTGGATTTTTTAAATTTTCTTCGTATATTTCTCTAATTATTCTTTCATTTTCTGTTAAATCTGGAGTTTTTAATGGTTTATTCGGATTTAACAATTCTAAAGATTTTTCCATTTCAAATCCGGTAGGATATCCAGAATGATGAAATCCTTTAGAGAATTTCATAAAATTTTCCGGCCCCCCCATTAAGTCCATCATTCTTTGACCAGCTATAATCCTAGCTAAATCTTTATCGGGCAGTTCATTTAATCCCTTAAATACATTATTGCTTATTAGTTCGAGAGCTTCCGGATAATTTAAGTCAGGGCGTAAAGCCATTAATTTTTTAGCTAAATAACCACCCCTTTGAGAGCCAATGAACTCTTGTAAATCAGTTTCAAGATATGACGGTGTAAATTCATCCATTGTCTTGAAAAACGGGTTTTGTAATGAATCTTCAAAATGAGTATATTCATGACCTGTATATCCTAAAATATTAGGATCTTTCACATCGCTCAGTAAAATTTTTTCCGGTTTTAATATTCCGCCTTTAAATGGCGCTCTCGTAGATTGATATCGGCCTCTATATGAAGGATTTGGAGTTATTTCTAGGGGGATCTTATCTTTAAGATGTGGATATATTTGTTTTAATACTTCCTGTATTTGATATTCTGGAGGCATATCTTCGGATACACCGGCTCTAAGCCTATGGGCAAAATCGGAAACATCAAACTGTTTTTCTCTAGCTTCTTGTAATAATGAAGTGTTTTTAACGTCTTCAGGTATTCCGGCAATCTTTTGTATTTCACGCTCTGTTGGATTTTTTAAATTAGCTAAAGCCCGTTTTTGTGAGAGGTCAAGCTCGCCTCTTTCGTCTTTTAACTTGCGTAAAAGATCATCAACAAAGCTTTTTGGTTCTTTTGCTACTTCTTTTACTGCTTTAGCTCCAAGCAAAGAAAGAGGGTCTAGAGCTACATCTAATGCGGCTCCAGCTGTGCCACGGGCGGTAGGGTCAAATAACCCACCTTTTTGAAGTCTCATCCCCTTACCGGATTCAGAGTACATTTCAGGAAGAATGTCGGATAATGATTTACCTTCTGGCACACCCAATTTTTCCATTACTTCGGAAGAAGCAGGAGCCTTACCCCTGAGTACATCTTTAATATCGACTAAATCGTCTCTGCCTGTAGCTGCTTCTAGTCCTCCGGCAATACTACCCCGTACTAGCCCTGCAGGATAGTCTAGTAAACGCAGCACTGGTTCAGCCTTTTCTAATACCTCACCGCCAACTTCCAAAGCCTTATCCTCAAAACTTTTTTCTTCTTCGGGAAGCGCTTGGTTTTTTAGAAAATCTTTTAATAATTTAGATCTATCCATAAAATTTTAACCTTTAAGTTTACTTTTTATTTGTTTAAATTCTGGTTTTTCAGATGTTTCTTCGCCTTGGGTTCCCATAAGAAAGGGGAGCATATATACAGGAAATCCATATTTAAGAATATGTTGTTTCATTTCAGGAGTTAATCGTACTCTATTTATTTCGTCCGAAAATCCTCCTCCTGGTTTTGCATACAGCTCAATTTTAGGATTAAATTTCTTTAAAAGATTTTTAATCATACTAGGAGTCATAACATCATAATGATGCCTTGCTCCTAAAGATGAAGCGGTAGTCTTAGTAACATTTATTATTCCGTTTTCATCTGGTTTAGTTTTTAATAATTTTTTAATAACTCCGGGAGGTAATTCTGCAAGAGGAACGCTTCTATCTAATATTCCAGTATAAACATTCTGTAATAGCTCTTGAGGATAGTTAATATTTTCAATTATTTCTTCTTTAGTAAATTCAGGAGGATATTCAAAAGGTTCCATATTTTCGGGTTTATCAAAATCTTTTACCCTAAAATCTGGTCCTTGTTTTGGCATTTGTCTTTTTACTGTTACAGTACCTTTTTTTGGATCATAACTATAGGTAACTTTAACGTCTTGGGTAGCGTTTTGTAATGCTTGTTGTCTCCCTGTTGACCAAGAATAATATTCAGCATCTTTTCTAGCAGCATCTATTAAATCTTGTTTAACCAAATGTTCTTGCCACGATGCTTTTAATGGTGCATCCGGACTTGAAGCAAGATCTCTAATATCTTCTGATGATAATCCAGCTCTATTTCTTAAATCTTCGTCTATAAATTTAATCTTTCTTTCTATTTTTTTAAATTCTGGATAATACTTATCAAAAACTTGTTCGTTTAATGCAATTTTGCTACCAAGTACAAATTTTTCATTTCTTAATTCGTCTATACGTTTCTCTAAAACATTAACATCATTTTCAGATAAACGATTACGATTTGGGTTATATTCTAGTGAATCATGATTTATTGCATTTTCAATGTGTGCAATTTCGTCATCTAATTTGTCATATTTTTCCGATAGGGGTTTTAAAATAGATTCTTTAAATTCCCTATATTTTCGCATTGGCTCACTATTTATAAGAGCGCTTTGTTCTTGCTGTATTTTTTCCATTGATGCTCTAAGTTCCGGAGAATCTTGAAAATCTGCATACATTTTGGCAAGTTCTTCTTTTTCAGAATCATATAATCCAGAAGTGCCTCCTTGATGTAAGTCTGCTTGATTTTCGCTAGAGTGATGATGTAACTTATTTTCAGCATCTCTATAAGAAGCAGTACGACTATGCGCTATAATATCAGGATCGGAAAAATGACCTCTGGTATATTCGTTAAAATGTCCTGCGGGATTATCCGGATCGCTAAAGGGTCTTAAATACTGGATTAATGATTCTCGATAATCATCGTAAGAACCCGGAGTAACGTTTGTACCTTGCCATTTTGGTGATCTTTTTGCATATAGATCCATTAATGTTTTTGTTTCTTCTTTTTCTAATTTTGCTTCTCCTAGTTTTTTAAACGCTTCTTCAATAGGTTTTGGTAAATCATCTAAAAAATTAGGCATAACACCCGTATTTACACGTCCAGCACCCGCCCAAGCGCCCAAATATTCGGCCATTTCTTTTGGGCCACTAAATGTTTCACCGGGATCATCAAAGATGCCTCCCCTTTCTGGAAGCTTGTATCTTCCCGAATTAACTTCTCGGTGAATTGCTACTTCGAGATCTGCTGTTAAATCTTTAATTATCTCATTTTGTTTTTCTACTAATTTGCGCTGTTTATTTACTAAATCTTTTGAGTACTCAGTATTCTGAAGTCTTTCGATATTAATACGATTATTTTCTATATAATCGAGAATTTCTTGTTTACTGATTTTTTTACCTTCATCTTTTGCTTTTTGAATAAAATCTAGTACTTTGCTATGTTTTATTTCTTCGGGCTTGATTTCAGATAATAAATTCATTACTCGTTCGGGACTTTCTACTGGTCCCATTTTATCAGATAAAACCTTATCTAATTTGTAATAAAATCCTCGTTCATTTAATTTAGGTAAATCTTCGCCAATTGCTCCTCGTTCATTCCGCAATATTCCCGCTTTTCTATTCAAAATATCAAGAAATGGCTCTTCGGACTTAAGCGCTTTTTTAGCTGCCCCAGCCCCAAGATATGAAAGAGGATCTAGTACGATATCGGCAGCGAATCCTGCTGCGCCTCTGGTGGTGGGATCGAACATTCCACCCTTTTGTAGTGCTGCTCCCTTGCCGCTCTCTGAATACATACCGGGAAGGATGTCAGATAAAGCCTTGCCCTCTGGTACTCCCATCTTCTCTAGGAGTTCAATAGATGAAGTCC